GTGTTGAAGGCGCTATCGCTAACAAGACCGTGACTTACGATTTCGAACGCCTGATGGATGGCGCTAAACTGCTGAAATGTTCAGAGTTTGGTGACGCGATCATCGAAAATATGTAATCAGTTTTACGAAACATATAGCCAACACGAATGTAAAAATCGTGTTGGCTTTTTATTTCACGCCTTCTTTCCCCAAAACTTCCCCAAAACTCTTCCCCAAAACTGTCTATAAAATCACCGTCACACAGCAACCACAATCCAGTCTTTGCCTCGATCATCGTTATAGCGATCAGTCATTTTCTGAGTCTTATGGCCGAGTAATTTTTGAGTGTCCACACCCTGTTCACGATACAGACGTTCCGATAGCGAACGCTGCTCATGAAAGGTAGGTGCTGCACCTTCATCCCATGACAGCCCACAGTGATTCCTGGCCTTTTTGAACGTCGTTGTAATAGAGCTGGCAGAAACCTTATTACCCCGGACGGCCTGAGAGGTTGAGTGACGGAAATGGACCAGATATTTACTCACCACAGCGTCCCGGCATTGAGCGATAACCTCTCTGAGTGAGATATCAATAGCCATGCACCTCAAGCTCAGAGGAATGGCAACACGGCAGCCGGTTTTCTCCTGAGTAACATGCAGCATGTCGTCCCAGATGTCCGAAAATTGCATATTAGAGATATCGCCTATGCGCTGGCCGGTGACCAGAGCTAATAGCATTGCGCACTGAAGATAGGGCGGGTGATCCCCTGCAGCGCTGAATATGGCTTGCCACTCATCCAGTGAAAGACGCTGACGTACTACCCGGTTACGTGGTTGTTTGGTGGCCTGCGCTGGGTTGTAGCCGGGGGGAACGTGCCCAGCGTGCTGGGCCTCTTTGAACACATCAATGATCGCCATCCTCACTACCTGAGCCATTCGGTTATGGCCTTCGGCTTTAATAGCATCGACTATCTCTGCGACCTCTAACGCGCCAACGTCCTTTAAATACATCATCCCGCAATTCTGGCGTAATAATTCGACCGGCTTCTTTTTCTGCTTCACGGAATTTATTTTTATCTCCCCTGACTCAAGACGCTCCTGCTGTATCTCAAGGAAACGATCAAGCCAGGTTGTGACGGTGATAAATTCCCGCGACTCCCGCATTTTTGCGATCTTCTCGTTAATGCTGAGTATTTGCCGGGTCCGCTGTTCTGCAATAATGGCGTTTGCTTCATTTGCGACCTGCTTCGCTTCATCAGCATTGGTTCCCAGGCTGTGAAATTTGCCAGTGATAGGGTGCTTATATTGCCAATACACACGACCAGTGCGTTTATCCAGCTTTGAATAAAGGTTGGGGATTGTAATGTTATGGGTGCGCGGTCTTGCAGCCATCCTCGATAATCCTTCTCAATTTTGGGTTTGCTGTCGGTGCTAATTTCGGTGCGGCGAGAATCCCGGTAAATCGTGCCTCGCGATCAATCATCCATTTCCGGCCAACCTTTACCGCTGGAGGGGCCATCATTCTGCCTTTTGCATACGCCTTTAAAGTGCGCACGCTTGGAGCCTCATTTCCAAATTCATCTTTAGCCCAATCCTCAAGGCTAACCATTCTGGACATAATCAAACCTCATTACCGGACATTATTATTCCGCCATACCGATTAGCGCAGGGCCATTACTGCTTCCATCAACTCCATGAAACACCTTTGCGTGCTTACCTTCCTGGTAGCCGAGATATTTAGCATGAGAGGTGCCGTCATCATCTTTACTGTTACGGGTCTTGGCTTTACCCATGCCCTCATCTTTCAATTTCTCCGCGTAGGCACTCATTTTGGCCTCCTGCTTTTCATCGATGACCAGCTCTTTCACTGCGTGATACGCACCAGAGGCCCAGCCCTCACAAAATTGGTCAGCTAATGCCGCCTTACGTTTTGGGGCAAGCCAGCTCTCGCAGTGCTCGTTGATGAATTTTTTTCGCGCCTGCTTAATCTGGCGTGTCAGAACGTCGAAAATGTACGCAGCTGCAACATCACGGTTATCCAACCCGTAAAAACTAACGACGCGTTTGTAGCGGTAGCCAGAGGTTGCTCTCCAACCTACAAGGCACTTAACAGCGAACGCCTTTTCTATGGTTGTAGTCAGGTAGATCATGTAAAGAGGTAGTTTCTCTGCATCACTTGGAGAGCTTTTGCTCTCACTGGTGCTGATTTCAGAGAACACGACCTCTGATTCACTCAGGCCATGCTCTCGCATAAATGCCTGCGCCTTTGACATGGCGCTGGCAGCTTCTGCAGGGCTGCTGGTGTTCTCTGCAAGACGCATCAATTTCTGGATTTTGGAGAGGTATTTCTTTTTGGCTGCAGCATCCATCACTCACCATCCTTGACGATTTCATTCACTGAGATAGGCGCGATGCTATCCAACAGCAGGCGGGCGCGTGTTCCTCCTGCACCCCCACGGCGGCCAGTTTCTTTGTAGTAATACTCTTTGCCGCTAACTACCCAAGTTGTGGCGCTCTGATGCAATCTGACCTGTTTTTTCCCGGTGTTCGTGATCACTGTTCCGATATGAGTTTTCACTGTCATTTTTCACCACCCTTACCGGCGCGGAGTTGGGCTGCAATTTCTTCGCAGACATGCGTGAGTGCGCAGAGGCTTATCGCGGGATGTGCCTTAACCCTCTCAACACCCTCAGCCCGCACAGAGTTAAGGTAGGCGTCGGTGGCTGACTGTTTCAGCACCTGCATGGCGTCGTATAGCAGTGACTGTGCAGGATTCGGTGAATTCTGTATGGCGTGATAACCCGCCGCACTATATTGGCCTATGAGGCGATCAATGATTTCGCATCGCGCCGCATTCTCAGCTGCTAGCGCGTCACGCTCTGATTCAAGAGCAGAGTAGCGTTCATAACTTACATAACGACCCGCTTTGTGCTCTAACATTCCCCGCAAACCATTATGGGAATAACGTTTAACTTCACTCATCCCTGACTCCTTAACCCATACATTCCATGTAAATCCCACTGGCAATCAGTCGGGCGCGCCTCCTGCTGAACAGGGCAGGAACATACATGCGAGCGGGGTGGGGTCAGTTTGGTGCGCGTGGTGCGCTTCAGGTTGAGCTGCGAAACCAGCCTCGGTGTGTAATCGCCAGGAGTATTACAGATGAGGCGTGGTCGGGGGTATTCGTCGAAAATTTCAGTTATCAGGTCGTCGATGTCCTGGATCATAATCGTTTCCTCGATTATGGCTGGTGGGCTACTGCAATAGCCCACTACCGTTTCTCCACACTAAAAAAAAATTTGTAAGAGGGCGCAAACTCATATGGTTGAGAGCGTCCTTTCTCAAAGGAGTTTTATGACAAAACGGATGTTCGCATTTACGGACGAAATGGTCAATAGCATTTGTTCGCTTTTACGGACGCAGGGCGGGTGGGGCCATTTCTATGGCCATTTTTGAGTTGTCAATTTAAGGGGAGTGTTATGGCAGTTTTGTTTGAACTGATATGCCAGTAGCAACGATCTGAGAAAGCGATTCCAGCTCAATTGTTTTATAGCCAGAATTCATCGGAGCCAGGTAGGCGCTGGGACCGTCAATCACTAGTTTTTTTATTACCGTTGAATTGCCAACGTTAGCCAAAACAATTTGACCTGATTTAGGTGGTTTATTGGGATCAAAAATAACGATGGCACCCTCTGGGATGAGTCCAGCCATTGAGTCATTATCCATTTCTACAGAGAACGCATGGGGGGATACGTCATCAGTAACGGCTGTCCATTCTGAAAATTTGGGATTTTGATTCATGAGATTTCTCCAGTCCCCCGCCTGCGCCAGCGAGACTAGAGGGATTTTCTGAAGCGACCGTTGATCTACCTCACCCCTGTTATTCCTTTGTGAGTAGTTTCCGCCATTTATTAACCATGTTTCCGTTACGTTCAGAATCTTGGCTAATTTGGGAATGTGTGTTGCAGAGGGGTTATTACCGCCATTGACCCATTGGCTAACGGTGCTTTTTGATGCTCCCGTTCCTGTCACTATATCTCTGCTGCGCAAATTGAGTTCCTGCATTTTGCTGACAATGCGATCACTAATGGTTTGTGGAAATTGCTGCTTCATGGTTGTCCGTTTTTCTGAACTATTAATGTTTGAATTATTGACCAGATAACATCCGTTCGCTTAAACTCAATTTGTTCGCTTTTACGGATGAGAGGGTTATGAATAAATCTGAGGTTTTGAATTATTACGGTGGAGTTACAGCAACAGCGCGATTCCTGAACATTGCAAAATCCAGCGTCAGCGGTTGGTCAGATCCTATCCCATGGAAATTTGCGCTGCTGATTTCCGAGATTACAAAGAACGAACTCAAATTCGTGTCCAGCGATTATCCCGAACTGGTGTCGCTATTTGAACCACAGCAGGAGGTTGTCAGCCGTGGGTAATGAACCGAAATGGAAAGCAGATCGCCAGCCAGCTTGGATGATTACGGCGATCCGCAAAACAATCGCCGGTCTGGCTGGTGGATATTCCGAGGCCGCTGAGATTCTGGATGTTACCGAGGACGGCGTTCATAACAGGCTGCGCAATGGTGGCGATCAGTTGTTTCCGATTGGCTGGTCGATGGTGTTGCAGCAGGCAGCTGGTAGTCATCACATCGCAACAGCCATAGCGAAAACCTCTGGCGGCGTGTTCGTGCCACTACCGGATGTCGAGCTGGTGGATTACGGCGATATCAATCAGCGACTGCTGGAGGCTATCGAACAGATCACCCGGTACTCACAGCAGGTGAGGGCGGCTATCGAGGATGGAGTAGTGGAGCCGTACGAACGCGAGATCATCGACGAGGAGTTACACCGTGCTATTACCAAATTACAGGAGCACACGACGCTGGTTTATAGGGTTTTCTGTGCTCCAGAAAAGTGAAAGCGCCAGGTTGCAGCCCGGCGCTTTCGGCGACTACATCAATTAGTGTGGAGAAATAATCGCGTGAATAATTTAAACAGATCCCCGGATTTTCCGCAATTCCGTTGCCTGCCCATGAGGGGCGGACGCAGTCGGCAGCCATTCCGTTATGTGTCGAATTTACAGGGCGCGAGCAATTTAGTCACCCGCGACTACATAGAGCGAGCTGTGGTTGACTACCTCAGAAAATCAAATCAATCAGGGGGCTAAATGCCCCAGCTATCAGACGAAGTTATTCAGCCGTGGGTCGCGCGCTATGCCGATCTACGCGGTGTGATTGTTGAAACCATAGGCGTTGATGTCACGAATAGCCGGGTGCTGTTCAGGCGTCCAGGTTACCCGTACGTTTGCGTCCAGCCCCGCAACCTATGGGGTCAGAAGTTCAGGAGAGTTAGTGATGAGCGTTAAATTGTCTGCATACGTCTGGGACGGTTGCGCGGCGTCAGGTATGAAAATCACCAGCGTGGCCATCATGGCGCGTTTGGCTGATTTCTCCAGCGATGAGGGCATCTGCTGGCCGTCAATCGCCACTATAGCCCGTCAGATTGGCGCAGGCTCCAGCACTGTGCGCACCTCGATACGCAAATTAGAAGCCGATGGCTGGCTGACCAGCACTACGCGGCGTAAGGGGAACCGTAACACCTCGAACATGTATCAGCTAAATGTCAGGAAACTGCGTGACGCTGCCTATGCCCACCAGCCAGATTTTGACGCGTCAGAATCTGACACATCAAAATCTGATGCATCAAAAACTGACACATCAAAATCTGACGCGTCAAAATCTGATGCACCAAATTCTGACCCCTCAAATTTTGACCCGTCGGAATCTGGCAAAAATCCGGGTTTTCACCCGCCAGAATCTGGCGACGATCCGTCAGTAAATTCAAAACATGATCCATTAGATAAAAAACCTATATGTCCAGGAGCTGCGCCCCTGGACGCTCTGCCTGTGGATAAACCCCTGTCTGGTGATTCAGACGCGGTGGTGTGCAGCCCCAAAAGAACCATGTGGGGCAGCGAGGAGGATTTGAAATGTGCGCAGTGGATATGGGAGCAGATCATCCACCTCTACGAAAAAGCGGCTGAGACTGATGGCGAACTGGCAAGGCCAAGAGAGCCGAACTGGACAGCGTGGGCAAATGACGTGCGCCTGATGTGCTCACAGGACCAGCGCACTCACTACCAGATTTGCAAGATGTTCAAACGCGTTCAGGGCGACCCGTTCTGGTGCCGGAACATCCTCAGCCCGTCAAAACTCCGCGAAAAATGGGATGAGCTGGTACTCAGGCTCGGCCCGGTTCAGCGGTCAATTACAGACATTTCCCCAGTGGATTACGCCACCCCAAAAGGGTTTCGCGGTTATTAAGGGATTAAAAATGACAACTTTATCGAAAATTTACGACAACAAATCTAAAACTGAAACGAACATCACTACCCGCAAAACCTACCTGCTGGGCGTTGATGAACTCTATGTCGAGATTGGTTACAACATCCGGGAAATCGATCAGACCCATGTCGAGGAATTTCGCGATGCCTATATCGCTGGTGAGCATGTGCCTCCGCTCGCTGTGCAGGTAACAGAGCAGGGCATAAAAATCATCGATGGACACCACCGTTACTACGGGGCCAAACTGGCACAGGAGGCCGGTCATTATATCCGCTTGGAATGCAAAGACTTCATAGGCAGTGAGGCGGATCGAATTGCCTTCATGGTCACATCCAGTCAGGGGCGCGCACTGGAACCATTGGAACGAGCAGCAGCATATCAGCGTCTGATTAATCAGGGCTGGGAACCGGCGCAGATTGCCAAAAAAGTGAAACGGTCGATCACTGACGTTGAAAACCATCTGGCGCTGATGACGTCTGGTGATGAGCTGATCGCGCTGGTTAAAAACAAAGAGGTTGCCGCCACTACCGCCGTCGCGCTGGTACGTGAGCATGGTGCGTCAGCAGGCAGGGTGGCAAAAAAAGAACTGGAAAAGCTCAAAGCAGCGGGCAAGAAAAAGCTGACCAAGGCCGCCGCCATGACGCAATTCAGTGCCAAACAGTCTCGCCAGCTGGTGGAGCTGTTAGCCAAACATTGCCAGGCAGAGCAGGATGGGGAGGGCGCACGCGTTACTCTGACGCTTGAGACTGACCTGCAGGTGGCTGAGTTGATGGATATTATTCAGGCCGCCAGAGAGCATTACGGCATCACAACGCCAGACGGTGAACTATCACCAGCATCGGCTGAGCTAGAGAACGCCGAGGGTGATGAACTGCCACTGCTGAAAAACGAGATTCTGGAGCAGAGCGGCGTCAAGGTCTGGGCCTGTATTCAGGCGGCGTTCAAATTGAAATCCCAATACACCTATGCAGAATCTAAATATGCGCACACTTGGGCAGCAGACTCAGTAGAGCATCCTGAGCATGTGGTGGTTTCAGAGGAAACCGTTCAGTCAGCTCTGCGGTTGATCCAGCAGCACCAGGACGAACAGACGCTCAAACAACGGCTATCAGATCATCACGATGATCTAGGGCTGGAGATAAAGTAGTTGCAACGGTTCTTTAATGTGCTGATTGATTTAAGCACTGATAACCCATGTACGGTTCAAGAGTTCATCGAGTTGGTAGAACAATAAGATCGGAACTATTGGGATAATGCGCACTTGCCTCACAAAAACATTGTAGGGTTTATAGACAAATAGGGTGATTGATTTATTATTTTCTATATTATGACAGGATTACTTGAAATCTGTCGCTTAAGTAAAGACGGCATCAAGCGATTTACCTTTTAAAAATTCTATAATCTTAAATATCTTAGGCTGCCTTGAAAGAGGTTAAGCATTAAAATAACATGGTTTTCTACTGGTTTATATAGGAGTACGGCATTAAATAGTTTCATAAAAATATTATGATTGATGTTTAAATTAAAGCTCCGTGTTTTGCTATTGCAATGTAATTTTTGGGTTGTCTATGTTTTTAAAGTTTTATTAAGAGGGTTGATATAAGATATGAGTAAAAAAAGTAAAAGTAATTGTGTTTTTTGCGGAAAGCAACCAGAGGGGCAAAATAAAGAACACGTCATACCCAAATGGCTAATGAAACTTACTGGTGATGAAAATAGATTTGCATATTTCGGCAGGAATAAAAATGATGGTAAATTTATAGCGCCTATTGCGAACATGGAAGATATTCTGTCAAAAGAAAAATCAAATTTGCACCGTACATATAGATTTTCTTCATTTCAATTCCCAGCATGCAAAATATGCAATGATGAATTCGCGGTTTTAGAAGGAAATACTAAGCCGATAGTTGAGAATCTAATAAAAAATAATACCCTTATAAAAGAAGATGTACCTATTCTGCTTGACTGGTTAGACAAAGTTAGGGTTGGTACCTGGTTAGGTAACTTGCAGTTAGATAAAAATGGTCATGATATTAAACCCAACTTTGCTATCAAGCAGAGAATGGGTGCCTCTGACCGGGTTTTAATGATTAAACGTATCGAAGGTTTTGATGACGGTATAAATCTCATTGGTACTGATACATATGCTTTTTATTCAACACCTTCAGTTTTTGGTTTGCGAATTAATGAATATATATTGTTCAATATGTCATCAGTATTTATTGTCTCCAAAGAGCTGGGTTTCCCTTATTACGAGTCTTCGGAATACAATTATAATACTGGGAAGGTGGGAGTGGCAATGATTAGAGGTACTGAAGGTTTAAAAAAACCTTTACCTTATATTGATGCTAAAAATATGTCGGTGAAATTGTATCAGCCAATATTCGATGCTAAAGCTATTGATGAGGAAGGATTGTATAAATCAAACTACGTTCGCAATAATAGTTTAGATTATGAAAATGGGAAAGGTGATATTTTTATTGGGGATGATTCAATCCGCCCAATGCGGAAAAAAGAAAAAATTACCTTTTCTAAATGTGACGATTTATATCCATTTTATAGTGAAGAATTACTGGCTATTGATGTTTTGGGTTGGCAGTCATGGGTTGTACATGATTTTTTTTCAAGAATTGATTTATCTAAATTAACGAAGGAACAAAAAGAGAATATGTCAGAGCAATATAACAGTGCGATTAAACTCAACGAAAAATATATAAAAAAAGTTTCTAAACTGAATTTTCAAAAATCCATGGGGTTGATGAGTGCTCTCAAGGATATGGAAGGGGGTTAGTTATCATTTTCAGTTATTATTTATACTGATGCATGGAAATACGTAGCTTTGACTAGGGTTGACTTGAACAAAGTTATAAAGACTTTAGTTAAAGAGTCTCTGAACGCACCAGTGGGACAGGCCATGGAAATCATTAAGGAGACTGCACAGGAGATTAAAAGGATTATTACCCTGCAAGCCATCCTGAATCACCAGAGTCATACATGCTGCGGTCAAAACGCCGCAGCTGGGAGAACGTGAAATACACGCGCTGGGTGAAATCAAAGGCATGCGCTAGCTACAATCAGCAGGTTGATGACCTGCTTCACATCATTGGATATGGGCAAGGGGAGTGAAATCTAAATCCCACGGCATAAATGTGATACCGCTTTGCAGAGCGCATCACGATGAATTGCACCGGGATGTAAGGGCTTTTGAAGAGAAGTATAACAGTAAGATTGTGTTGCTGTTTCGGTTCCTGGATTAAGCAATAGCGATCGGCATTATAGCTTCATTAAAAAATTAAATGTGTGGAGATAATATGCGTGACATGTCAAAGGTTTTGGATTTATGGGGTGCTTGGGCAGCCTGTGATAATAGTGGTGTTGACTGGCAGCCTATCGCTGCTGGATTCAAAGGGCTTATACCTCATGGTAAGAAATCCAGATTACAGTGTTGCGATGATGAAGGAATTAAGATAGACAGGTGTGTAGCAAAGTTAAGAAAAATTAAACCTGAAGAATATGAGTTGATAATAGCTCACTTTGTTATCGGAATATCGTTAAGGATTATCGCCAAAAAGAGAAAGTGCTCAGATGGGACGATTAGAAAAGAACTCCAATCTGCAATGGGATTTATTAACGGTTGCTTGAGCATGATTTAACCAAGTAGGGCAGCTCTGCTTGCCCTAACTCCCACTGAGATCCCTTTTTTCTTTGAATAAATCTTTTATTTTCATTGGGATAAACGTAGATTGTACAAAGGCAAAAAAAGTAAGAAATGATATGCAGTAGCCTAAGTATTTTTTCATCACGTCAATAATCATTTTATCGTGAACTGTATCTTTTGATAAAAGGTAATAAACGAATATTAATGCGAGTGTGAATATATAAATCAGAAACAAGGAATAGTACTTATTAAAGCGCATCTCAAATCTTACGGTTTGATTGACTTTATCATTTTTACTCAATGCGGAGTTTAAAATTGAATTTTCACCTGACATTGTTATGACAAGAAGGAGGAAACCGGAAAGTATTGAGAATACGTTTGCAACTAAATTTAATGCATCAGTATTGTTAGCAAGGGTGGATGTTAAATAAAAAGAAAAGAAAAAAGAGGCGATAACATTTAAAGCTGTTAGAAACAGGCCTTTGAAGTTAATGTTTTTCATGATATCGCCACCTTCGTTTACTTAAACTCTCTATCAACGAAATCGTTAAGGATTTCCTCTGCGTATTTTGCTGATATAGATTTGGAGCCGTATGGTACAGTATAATAGGTTCTTGTCAATCTCAAGTCGTCGCCAGTGATTTTCTCACCTTTTTTAGTTTCAATCCAGAAATCAGAGTCAAGCTCATCTACCCAAGGCTGAGGGTCTTTCTCTATCGATTTAGCTAAAGCCGAGTTACCACGAGCATCAATCGTTAAATGACCTGAAATACCTTCTTGCTTAAGTGATGGCTCATTTTTCATGAATGAGTCTAAAAAGGACGGCTTGTGTATAAAATCACTTTCACTCACTTCAAAATTTACATGAACAGCTCTGAATCCGTCGGTCTTTATTCTGGCTACAACGTTTTGTTTTAGAATAACTTTTGGTTTAATAAGAATACCAAAGTTTTCAAAAATTTTTGCAGTTTTAACTTCAGGCCAGTTCGTGGATATCAAAAGCAGGCAAGCAATCTTGTTACCCTTAACCATATAGAATGCATGCAGATTGTCATGATTTTCAACATCAAGCAGGTCTTTCTGCCCACTAACGGTTGGGGATACAGCAACTTGTTCCTTCGGGTTATATAATGAAAAGTGCAAAAAATGCTTGCTGTTTTTTGTAGAAAATGACTTAAGTTTTAAGTGCTTAGTGGTCGACATCTTTACGATTTTATTGACCTTGAATTTCTGTTCACTCTTGATTTGGTCAAATAAAATGTGAGTGTTGTCATCATTAACTTCAAATGCCCGAACCATTGTCTTTTTGGTAAGGTTGTCCTGTTTTTTCTCTGAAAAATTCATGAGATTCCCTTATGCATTTCACTGTGTTTCCGGATTCTATATAAATATTAACGCGTACGCAAAAATTTATGTATTGTGCTAAGGATGGCTGTTTCGCAACGCTGCTTATCTGTGTTAGACCTGATAAAAGAACGGCGCTCAAACCATCTTTGCAATCTCTAAAAGCGAGCCGTTATCATTTCAGACTATGCTCACTTCAGGATAAATCCTTTATTTTATTAGAAATTACACGGTGCCCAGTCATTGGGCATGAGCTAATTTGGCAAAGGGGAACTTATGTCCTTAGGGACAGCCAGGTTGACTTAAGGCAAATTTTTTCTGGCTTTAATACTGAGCGACTTTTGAGTGAAAATAAAATAACTATGACCGGCATTGAGCTATTCAATGCCGATTGTTTGCGCGTGCTCAAAAGCATGCCAGACGATTCAGTTGACCTGATTGTTACTGACCCGCCTTATTTCAAAGTTAAACCTGACGGGTGGGATAATCAGTGGAAAGGGGATGAAGATTATTTAAGGTGGCTGGATTGCTGCCTGGCGGAGCTCTGGCGGGTGTTAAAACCTAACGGGAGCATCTACCTGTTTTCAGGGCATCGACTCGCATCTGATATTGAAATCATGATGCGTAATCGGTTCAACATTCTCAACCATATCATTTGGGCCAAACCATCAGGTCACTGGAAGGGCTGCAACAAAGAAAGCCTGAGATCGTATTTCCCCTCAACCGAGCGGATACTATTTGCAGAGCATTATCAGGGGCCGTGCAAACCAGACGCCTACGCTCGGAAATGCGATGAGTTAAAACGGCAAGTGCTGACACCCCTGATTGATTATTTCCGTAATGCCCGGTCAGAACTGGGTGTTACCGCTGCCCAGATTGTTGCGGCAACCGGTAAGAAGAACATGACCTCGCACTGGTTCAGCTATAGCCAATGGCAGCTACCCAGCGAGGCTGATTACCTGAAGCTGCAGGCGCTGTTTACTGAGATAGCCATTTCGCGCCATCAATCAGGAACATTAGCCACACCGCACCACCAACTGGTGGACTCGTATCACTCACTGAACCGTAAATATCTGGAGCTGCAGGAGGAGTACAAATCCCTGCGCAGGTATTTCGGCGTCACGGTAGCGGTTCCCTATACAGACGTATGGGCACAGAAGCCGGTTCAGTTTTACCCCGGCAAACACCCCTGCGAAAAACCTGCCGATATGCTGGAGCAGATTATCAATGCCAGCAGCAGGCCGGGTGATGTAGTTGCTGACTTCTTCATGGGGTCAGGTTCAACGATAAAGGCGGCCTTAAAGCTCGGTCGCTCTGCAATTGGTGTAGAGCTGGAAGAGGAACGTTTCCGGCAGACGGTTAGCGAACTGAATCAGCTAATCGAGTAAATCAGAATTTATTAATCATTAAGAGGGACCGCTAATGGCTGAGCCATTAAGCACCGGCGCTACTGCAACCGTAGCTGGCTGGGGCATTGTCACGTCTGCGCTGGTGGGATTCATCACCTCTGTAGATTACTCAATCGCATTCGGTGCGTTTGCCGGTTCGATGTGTTTTATCGTCACCGCCAGCGACCTGACGCGACGACAGATATTTGGTTATTTCCTGTTTGGCTATGCAGCTGGCGTATTTGGAGCCGGATTTGTTGCGGACAAAGTAGAGGACTATTTCGATTATCGGGAAAAACCACTTGATGCCCTGGCTGCTGTCGTTATTTCCGCTGCTGCGGTGCAAGGCTATTTCTGGCTGAAAAATGGTGGCGTTTCAAAGCTGCCGTTCGTTAAAAAATGGCTGGGGGAGAAATCATGATTAGTAGCGATTTCCTGACAGTGATTGATGTCGCCATTAGCACGGCTATTGCGTTGCGGCTGATGGCGTTCAGCAAAACAGGGCGAACACATAAACGCGGTATTTCCTGGATAGCTGCGGGTCTGATTCTGTTTTATGGCAATTTCGCATTGCTATGGCTGTTCGGGCAATACCATGCCAGCGGATGGCCGGTAGTTGTAGCGAACGCGCTGATTTGCGCGGCTGTATTTGCAGCGCGAGGTAATGTCGCACGCATTGTTTCATACCCACCACGGAGTAAAGGTGATGAGTAGAATCATTGAAATCCTAAATTTTGAAGAGGGCTACCGCGAGGCTCCCTATTGGGACACCCGCAATTTTCCAACTGTTGCCGGTGGTATCAGAATTGGCCCTCAGAACGCACCGCTGAATCAATATCAGTTTACCGTCCCGCGCCGTGCTGGTGACGTCTGGAAACAATGCCTAATAGATGCGAAAACCGCCTCTATGAATCGACAGCCTGCAATTGTTGCCGCGCTGGCGCAGTGTAATGACGCACGTCGGGACATTCTCTGCAGCATGGCCTATCAGATGGGTGTGACCGGTCTGGCCGGATTCACTAATACGCTGGGTATGATTGCACGTGGTGATTTTGCGGGCGCAGCTGGTGGAATGCTGAATAGTCTGTGGGCGCGACAGACACGTGACCGCGCCCGCCGTCACGCTGAGGTCATGCGTACCGGTACTTATGATGCCTACAAAGGTTTGATCTGATGCAAACACTATTAACCGTGCTGGCCGTCATTGCAGGTCTGGTAGTGGCCGCGTTCGGTCTGGGTCGTAGCAGCGGCAAAAAAGCAGCTGAAACCACAGCAACAGCTGAGCGGGCGTCTATTAAGGCTGAGGAATCAGAAAAACATATTGAGGTGCTGAAAAATGCTGTCGATGTTCAGCAGGATATTAACAGCCAGCCTGATGCTGTTGTCTCTGAGCGGTTGCGGGAACGGTGGCGGCGGGAGAGTGATTGACACTGGCTGTGAATGGGTTCGCCCCATTTATGTTAGTGACCACGATATCGAGGTTATGAGCGCCCCAACACAGCGGGCGATTCTGGCGCACAACGAAACGTGGGGAAAAAATTGTTTTGAGCAAAAGAATTAACAGGTCCGCGCAGGCGGTAATTTCACAGCAAAAGGAAAGTGTCATGGGATTTAAGCATGAGTTAGGTCAAGTGGTTCAGGTCGCTGTCAGTGGAGAAGAGGGCCACGTGAAGGGCCGTGCCGAATATGCTAATAGCTGCAACCAATACTTAATCCATTATTGCGCCGCTGATGGTCGTGCGGTGGATGCGTGGTTTGAAGAGGGTGAGATTTCACCTGCAGAATCTTTCGAGGAGTGATTATCACAAGGCGCATTTGCTAGTGCGCCTGATGATGAACATAAATCAATGCGTGATACCATTAAGCATTGCTTTTAGGAGGCTTTATGACGGTATCAGATAAAATCGCTTTATGGGGAATGATAGGTTCGTGGTTGTCTGGTGTTGGAACTATGGTAGCTGCAATTTTTGCATGGAAAGCCCTGAGCGGTTGGCGACTTCAAGAGAAGAGGAATGATCGTAAGGCGCTAAAAATTGCCTTGAATAATTACCGCAACCTTATTGCGGTGATGCCTGATAGGTTAGTTCCGACCCCGGAATTTTCACAACCAGCCCTTACAATTCAGGATGGAATGAATCAAGTTTACCAGGCCATAGTTATTTTGGAAGTTAACTTGTTACACGATGATTTGGGTAAGAAGTTTGTTGAGCTAAATGATGTGCATTCCAAATTTATGCAAGGTAAGGCACACAGAGGTGAGATTGCTGAAAAAGTGATAATATTTATGTCAGCAAAGTTTTTAGATTCCTGAATATGCAGCTTCCGGGCGGTTTTATTTTGCCATCACAACTTTGATTCGAAAATATTCACTCCCATATGAATGATGTCTTTTCTTTGTTGAACACAATACTGGCGCTATGCCATTCCTTGCCATTAAGTAGCATTTCAACGCACTGCGTAGGATAAAGGTCATCAGCGGGTTTAAACCGTTCGTATTCTGAGTCAGCATTCAGCATCACATCGTGATTCATGCTTACTATCCAACCATCTGGATTCAAGGGGTTAGACTCCCGGATGCATAAAAGTCTGGCTTGGAAGAAGTCATCAGGCAGGCCTTCGAGCATACAGCCTGTGGCCCATTGAAGAAGTTCTTCAGTTGAATATTGTGGCTTGGAGTCTTGTTGTTTTTGCTGGTTAGTGATTAGTCGCTTGAATGTTTTGAGAAAAGAAAACATACCACCTCCTTGGTTTTTGCCAAGGATAACATATTATTGCTATCACCCTAGGCCGTCTCATCGTAATGGCAGTATCCCCACAAGGAGAGAAAGTGGCCCCCAATACCCGACACATACCAAATCATGCTAACCACCCAAGCAGGCTAAACTCACAAAGGCTTGATGAACGAATCGCAGCCTATGATGGTGAAAGGATTCATTGGATTAGCAAAGCAATATGGCGCCTAGGTATACCTCGCGCCTGATGACGTACTGAAGATGAAGTACGTGCCGAAGCAAAAAGAGTAATATGGTCTCTACCACAAAGTAGGGGGCACCGATGAAGTTTAAGGCAAGATTTGAGGATTACACGGAAGCCGAGTTTATAGCGTTAGTAGCTGAAATTTTCAGTGCCCAAGGCGGTGAAAAGTACCAGGATGAGTTGCTAGAGATCTTCATCGCTGCCTGTGAGCATCCTGAAGGTTCAGACCTGATTTTCTACAATTTCGACGACGACCTGACCCCAGAGAAGGTTATTGCGACAGTGAGAGAGTGGCGCAAAGGTCAGGGCTTGGCTGATTTCACGGCGTAATCATAACACGGCGCTTTCTAACTAGATCGCCTGATGATGAATACCACCCCTAAAAATAAGATTCCATCAGCTATGGCCTGGCGCTAATGTGGGGATTCGTAATTCATTAGCCGAGGTATCAATGAGATTTCTTATTCAGACATTCCTGACCAGAACGAATGATGGCAGGCAACTTAAGTACGAAATTTACTCAAACAGCAGAAAGCTAGATCACTTCGATAAAGTCCCAGAAGGCAGTTCGCGCATCATTTGCTATCAGTTGAATGATAAGCAAATAGAAATCATTGATGACGATGTGGACGTAAAGCCCCTCTTTGAGGCCAACCAGCCTGACCCAAATACTTGGTACTCTGACGGTCAAGACCGGGTGCGCCTTGATATGCTAATTGACTACTTAAGAGACAAAAGCTAACCGCCTTCGGGCGGTTTTTTATTGGGGCAACCAATGATTGTTACACCCGATGCCACTGTCATTGGTGGCACTAATATGCAGGGAATATCAGTACCCGGCGATATCGTGATTGGCGGCCAGAATAAACCGCCAGCCGACACGATATTCATCCAGAACGACAGCAACAAAACACCCACGTCGCCTTGGTATGTCACTCAGGTAGACAGCACCCACTTCACCATGCTGAACGCGACCGCCCCTAAAGGCTGGCAATACCTCGGCGCGTTTTTAGTCAGCGGTGAGACCGGCGCTCAAATCGGGCGCGCAGACGGCGCGGTCTGGACGATATCTAACCCCAGTATGGTGCAGCATATCAGCACATCCGCCGGTGGTCAGGCGGCTGTCAGTATCCTCACTGCCGGAACATGCACACTGACGGTTAAGCTGCGCGACATGGTTTCAACGCTTGTGATAACCGCCGTCTAACAGCCAACCCAATAAATGAGAGGTAGCTATGTCTGAGCCAGTAACCGTAACGAGAACGCCTATCCAGATTTCGGACGGCACGAACAGTGGGCACGTAACCGTCGCTGAGGGGTTTATTGAGTATGCCGATAGTGCAGATTCAATCGCCTGGCATCAGGCCGGTCGCGTTCTAAATGTATACGCTCCATGGGTAGTATGGCTGCGCGTTGCATCTGGTACGGAGGCTGAAGTGGTAGTGACTAAACGGACAGGATAGGCCCATGCAAATCGACCAGTTAAACCGACCGCGACCACCAGAAAGTTTTTTGAATGAATTTAACCCTCACATCAGCCTGACCCCATCTAATGAAATTCATGAGTGGATCACTGAACACATCCTCAGTGAAGACGGGGTACTGCACAATCCTGAGCATCTCCACCTACAGCACGCTGATATTCGATTTATGTGGGCATCGAGCGCTTTCACTAAACGCGGCAGAACTGTGCTGGGTCAGGCTGAGGAGATCATCATGCGGGCAGGTGGCTGGCAAAAGGCGCGCATGCAGCAACAGATGCATGAGTGGTTCGGATATGTTCCCCGCTTCATCATAACGCTGGCTGCAGACTACTGCTGTGAATGCAGTGACCTCGACTTCTGCGCTCTCATAGAACATGAGCTTTATCACATAGCACAGGCGCGGGATGAATTCGGTGCACCTAAGTTCAATTCAGAGGGGCGACCAGTTATGACAATGCGGGGGCATGACGTTGAGGAGTTCGTTGGCGTTGTTCGCCGATATGGTGCCAGCGCTGACGTTCAGCAATTGGTGGAAGCCGCAAGTCAGCCCGCTGAGGTGGCACAGCTTAATGTAGCCAGAGCCTGTGGAACGTGCCTGATGAAACTGGCGTAAATTTTAGAATGCTTTGGAAGAATGGTGAAATATGGCTGCATTAAAACCAGAGGTGAAAGCCTTCATCATTCAGTCACTTGCATGCTTTGATTCGCTAGCGATTGTTGCTGAGGCCGTCCAAAAACAATTTGGCATTAAAGTCACACCCCAACAGATTGAATCACACGATCCTACAAAGGCCAGCGGCAAGGGGCTTGCAAAAAAGTGGGTCGCTCTGTTTAACAGCACACGCGCCCGGTTTCAGACCGAAATATCTGACATCCCGATTGCCAATAAATCTTATCGTCTACGCACGCTTGATCGCATGATGAACAAGGCAGAAAAAATGCAGAATCTTGCGCTGGCCGCATCACTGATGGAACAGGCAGCCAAAGAGGTTGGGGAAGCCTACACTAACCGGCAGAAGTTTGAGCACACCAGCCCTGATGGCAGCATGGCATCAAAACCAACTGTGATTCAGCTTTTACCCGTTGAGCCGAAGCATGAGTGACGCCGTACAACTTCCAATCCCCGCTAAACTTGCCCCCCTTTTTACTGCGGTAGGTAAACGCTATCGCTGTTCACATGGTGGGCGCGGCAGTGCAAAGACACGCACGTTTGCCTTGATGACAGCCGTCAGGGCATATCAAGCGATGATGAATCGTGAGAGCGGCGTGATCCTTTGTGCGCGTGAGTTCATGAACTCACTGGAGGAGTCGAGCATGCAGGAGGTTAAGCAGGCGATCCTCTCCGTCCCATGGCTGGCGTCCAACTTTGACATTGGTGATAAATACATCCGTACCATCGACAAAACGGTGACATATGTTTTCTCTGGTCTGCGGCACAACCTGGACAGCATCAAGTCGAAAGCGCGTATTCTACTGTGCTGGGTGGACGAGGCTGAGTCAGTAAGTGAAATTGCATGGCAGAAGCTTAGCCCTACAGTCCGTGAAGAAGGTTCGGAGATTTGGGTAACGTGGAACCCGGAGCGCGACGGCAGTGCTACCGATAAGCGGTTCCGCAAAGAGGCTGGTGACGACTGCATAACCGTAGAGATGAATTACACGGATAACCCCTGGTTTCCTGACGTGTTGGAGAGGGAGCGACAGAACGATGAGCGCCGTCTCGATCCAGCAACTTATGCCTGGGTATGGGAAGGCGCATACCTCGAAAACTCAGACAAACAGGTGCTGGCTGGAAAATACCGTGTTGCTGAGTTCTCAGACAATCTGTGGAAAGAGGCTGAGCGGCTTTTCTTTGGTGCTGACTTCGGTTTTGCCAAAGACCCCAACACATTGACACGCTCATTTATCTTGCACAACCGACTCTATGTTGAGTACGAAGCCTATGGACAGCAAACCGAACTCGACCACATGCCTGCTCTATATGACACCATCCCCGGTGCACGCGATTGGCCCATCAAAGCTGACTCAGCGCGCCCGGAAACAATCAGCTATCTCAGGCGTCAGGGATTCAATATCTCTGCGGCTGAGAAGTGGCAGGGCAGTGTAGAGGATGGTATTGCCCACTTGCGCGGCTTTGATGAAATCATTATCCACCCACGCTGTAAGAACGTGGCGCGTGAAGCCCGAATGTGGTCCTACAAAACTGACCGCATTACCGGCGAGGTATTACCGAAACTGGCAGATGGAAATGAACACTGCTGGGATGGCATTAGATACGGTCTTGATGGACACATTAAACGCAAGGCTCAGACGATGGGCATGATGATTCCTAAGCGCCTGCAGGGACGTTAAAGCTAACTTGTGGTGAGAGTGCCGAAAATAACCCTTTCACTAAGATTTTTGGCTATGCATTTTTAGGCCGGTTTTATTCACGGTTTATGCAGCCTGATTTCAGCTTTGCCATGAAGAAATCATATAGAAATAACCCGTCCATCATGAATTTCGCATGAGTGGAATTTCTGAATGGCGGGTAACACCCATTATGTTGAATAGGGCCAAAAAAGCCCTATTTGTAAATTTCTTATCTAGGTTTCATCACGTATATTAGTTGTACTGCCATTTGACTGAACTGACCTAATCCCATTTTCAGCACCCTGTTTGGAATCGTACATTTCGCTTGTAGCAATAACTTCGCCGTTGGTTGCTTTTAAAACGAAGTAGTATTGCTGAGTAAATGTAGATAGGGTCGAAGACATTGACAGCGCCGGTGTATTTCTTGTTTTCTTTAAAACGTAATAGCCCATGAGGTATCTCCTTATCCGGCGCACCATACGCCAGTGACCTCACTATTTAACAGCGCCACTAACTGGTCAATTCTTTGTTCCAAAAATGATCGCCCAAGATGCATATTTCTTTATCCTTCGATTTTCGCAAGCCGGACTATACGCAGGAGTTCGAATGGCGCATTGAGCTGTTTCAGCACATCCGGCTAACCTGAAAATTCTGCCTGCGCTGAGGGCCTTTTACTGGAGTAATCCGGCAAAGTTCATTAACTAAAGGTCGCTTTGGCGGCCTTTTTTATTGCCTGAAATCCACCAGCAGGAAAACCATGACTGATAAATTAACACTCGCCGTCAATCACGCGCTGAATGACGTCAGGATGGCCCGTGCGCGCGCAATGGCATTCAACCCTGGCATGGGGCTGGATACAAAGCGCGAGACCGCATGGTGCGAATACGGCTTTAAAGAAAACCTGACATTCGATGATTTGTACAAACTGTACCGGCGTGGCGGCATTGCTAACGGCGCAGTAAATAAACTGGCATCAAATTGCTGGAAAACAAACCCGCAGGTCATTGAGGGCGAGCAGTCCGATGAGTCGAGAGAGGTAACCGTGTGGGAACGTTCCAGTAATCAGGTATTTAATCACCGATTCTGGCGCGCATTTGCCAAAGCAGATATAAGGCGGCTGGTGGGGCGCTGGGCTGGCATCCTGCTGCACGTCAAAGACAGCAAGGCGTGGATTGAGCCAGTTGTTAAAGGTAAAGCGCTGCAGAAAATCACGCCTGTCTGGGCAAGCGCGTTGAAGGTTGCCACCCGAGATAGTAATGGCGCTATCACGATGTGGCAGTACACAGAGACGCTATCGGACGGCAGCACTGCACAGCGTAAGATTCACCCTGACCGCGTTCTGATAATCGGCGATATGTCAGATGACGAGATCGGTTTTCTGGAGCCAGGTTATAACGCTTGCGTCAGCCTGGAGAAAGTCGAAGGCGGCTCAGGTGAGTCGTTTCTGAAGAATGCGGCGCGTCAGCAAAGCATCAACTTCGACAAAGAGGTCGATTTCAAAAATCTGGCCTCACTGTATGGCGTCACGGTGGATGAACTGCAGGAGCGTTTTAACGAAGCCGCACGCGAACTAAATCGTGGTAATGACACGCTACTGATTACTCAGGGTGCTCAGGTCACATCGATGGTTAATGCCGTCTCTGACCCGGAGCCCACCTATGAGGTTAATCTAAAGACATTTTGCGCCTCGGTTGATATTCCCTCGCGCATCATCGTTGGCAACCAGTCAGGAGAGCGGGCCAGTACTGAGGACCAGATTTATTTCAACAGTCGCTGCCAGTCACGCCGGGGTGATCTGTCGTTCGATATTGAGGATATGGTCGATAAGCTCATAGGCCTGCAAATGATCAAACCGGTGGCAAAATTTAGCATCGTCTGGGATGAGCTAAACGAGCAATCGCCCTCTGACAAACTCGAAAGCGCCAGCAAAATGAGCAGCATCAACCAGACCGCTCTCGCCTCCGGGGAGCAGGTGTTCACGGTTGATGAAATCCGTGTTGCAGCAGGTTATGAGCCTGGCGGGGGTAAACCGCTGCCGGAGGATGACGATGACGATGACGAAGAGGAGTAAGACGCCTAGGTTCGCAATCCTACCCAGCAACAAACAAGACCCGACCGGCATTGACCAGTTAGAACGCAAGGCGATGAAGGATTTCGCCAGACGCCTAAAAAAGGTCGGTAAAATTTATAAAGACGCCCTCGAGCGCTTCCCGGCATCCCTCGCCATTAACGCCCGCTATGAATACCAGCTCGATCCGGTTCTGCTGAGCATGGTTCTCAACGACGCCAGCATTCTCACCGATGCCGTGCTGGTGGAGGGAGACCAGAACAACAACTGGTTCAGTGAAAATTACGTTGAAGTTGCCGTAGTACGCGGGACCGCCCAGACATTTGCCAACCTGTCCCAGCAGTCAGCAACCTACCTGGCTGACAGGCAGTCCCTCCAGTCCCTGCTCATGAGTGAACCCTATCAGCGACGAATGACGCTGGTTTACACGCGCGTTTTTGAGGAGATGAAAGGGTTATCAGCGGAAGTTAAACGCAACATGGCGCGGGTGCTAACTGAAGGCATTGGACGCGGGCTTCACCCCTCAGTGGTGGCTAAAAACCTTACCGCTCAGGTTGGCATTGAAACGCGTCGTGCCAAAACCATCGCCAGAACGGAGCTGACTACCGCACTGCGGCGTGCCCGCTGGGATGAGGCTGACGAGGCCACGCGAGATTTGGGCCTGAATATCCGGTTATTGCATTACTCAGCACTCAGCCCCACAACGCGCCAGTCGCACGCTATCCGACACGCTCACCTTTATACGACTGAGGATGTGAGGCGGTGGTATGCCATCGGAGCCAATGCGATCAACTGCAAATGTTCACAGGTCGAAGTGCTGGTGGACGCTAAAGGTAACCCACTCAACTCAAAAATTATTGAGATGGCTCAGGGGGAATACAAACGATATATGGCACTCGCCGCCAACTATTCACATCACTGCTGCTGCCACCAGCACGCAGCCTAATCGAGACATAACCATGCCTATGCAGATTAACGTCACCACCAAGGTGAACAATCAGTCTATTCGCCGCGAAACGCACAACGGTCGCCCGCATCTGGTGCTGCCGAGCTACACGCTACCGGCAAACGTTGTGATGAACGGCGGCCTGTATTCGGCCTCAGAAATTGACGCTCATTATCAGGGGCTGGAGGGCACTCTGGCACCCCTCGGTCATCCGACCGTTAACGGCCAGTTTGTCTCTGCGTTCTCACCAGAGGGCATCAATGTCGGTCACATCGGTGCGTGGAATCGCAACGTGAAGAAGTCTGGCAACCGCATTTATGCAGAGAAATGGGTCGATACCACCGTTGCCAATCAGAGTGAAGGCGGGCGCGAATTGCTGGAGCGCGTAGCAGCCATTGAGCGCGGTGAGGATGTACCGCCAATCCATACCAGCGTTGCCGTGTTTCTCGACCAGCTGGAGGCCAGCGAAGAGCAAAAAGCCCAGGGCATCGAATGGGTGGCGAAAATCAATGCCATGGACCACGACGCCATTCTGTTGCATGAGGTGGGCGCAGCACAGCCAGAGCAGGGCGTTGGCCTGATGGTTAACGCAGATCAGGCCAGAACGCTCAAACCTAATTCAGGCGCGCTGGTGGGGGAAAGTTACCGCGAGCGCGAGCGCCGTCTGGAACAGTCTGCCCGCGATAAATTTGTGACCGGCCCGGATGATTATGCCTGGATCGCCGATTTCACCGACTCGCAGGCCATCGTCATCCGTAATGGGAGTGACGCGCAGGTTTACGGCTACACCAATGAGGGCGGAAAAATCACCTTTGACGATACCGGCTCAAAAGTAACGCGTCAGGAGTCATGGGTGGCAATAGTAGCCAACAAATTCAAATCAATTTTCACACCGCAGGATGGTCCTGCAGCAAACCACCAAAAGGAGGGCGATATGCCTTTAACCAAAGAAGATGTCGAGCAAATCGGCAACATCGTCAGCGGCGCTATCACTGCGAACAACGAGACCACGCTGAAACCCATCGTAGAGGCGCTGGCGGGCATTCAGGCTAACCAGAAGACGCTATCTGACACCCTGACCGCTAATGCCCGCGCCGAAGAGAAAACCATGCGCGATGCGGTGGCAGCCGTTCATGGTGAGATCATTGCCAATGCCCTGACAGGCGAACCGCTGAAAGAGATGTTCAGCAAGCTGGGTGAGGCTGCACACCTCGGAACCAACAGCGCTAAAAACCCACCAGTTACCGGCGCGCCAGACCCTGCTGCATATTTCGGAGGTGCTGCGTAATGGCACGTTATCGTCGCATCAATATCGACGGGAAATCACTCTATAAGACTGAAACCCGCGTGGTAGCTAAAGACCTGCTGCCCGGCAGCGCCGCAGTCATCAACGCCGATGATGAATTTGTGCAGGCTACGTCGTTACGTGGCCGCATCTACATCATTGACGTCGCACACCACCAAGGGCTTTCAATTACTGACGCGGTTCCTGCTGGTGATTCAGCGGTGGGCAATTATGTGGAAGAGGGCCGCGAGCT